CGAGGCGGTCATAAACCGAAAACATCTACGAAGAAAATGTTTAGTTACAGAGTAGAAGAAAGCCAACACGAACTGTTAAAAGAAATCGCTAAAAAATTAAATGATGTTTAAATTAAGCAAATCTATAAATGAAAATGCAGTTAAAAAAGACTTTTTTAAAAAAGAAAAGGTTATTTCTAAAAAATATGTAGAATTTAATTCAGATATTAATCTTGAATCCCTTTTAGTAATTTCTAATTTTTCAGAAATAACTTTGCCAAAAAAACAAAATCAAACTTTTATTCTAACTAAATTGAATAGAAGTTTTTTTGACTTATTAAAAAATCCTGATGAAGTTTTAGTTTTTTGCTCCAGATTAAACTTAAAAGAATTTAATAAAATAAAAGATTTTAATTTATTAGGAATTGCACTTTCTGAAAGAGTTTTAGAAAAAAATGAAGATTTATATAAATTAGTAAAATCAAAAACAAAAGTAAAATTTAAAAACAATCATTGTAAAATCTTACTATTTAAAGAAAAAGATAATTTCTATGTAGTTGAAGGAAGTGGCAATCCAAGTATAAATGCAAGAAATGAATTTTATATTATTCACAACAACGAAGTTCTATATTCGCAAATTAAAAAAACTTTTGAAGATGCTTAAAAAAACGAAAAAAGTAACAACCTTGAAAAAATTAATTAATTTTAATTTAATTTTACCTTTGGTTAATAAAAGCATTTTTACAATTGAAGACAACGGGAATAGTATTTTTGATTATTTGCTTTTAATATCAGAACTAGAAAAAATAAAAGAAATAAAAATCTGTAGTTTTCGTATAACAAAAAGAGATTTATCATTTTTGGAAGAGTTGCAAGAAAAAGAAAAACTACCTAAAATAAAAATGATTTTATCGGATAGCATTCCATCGATGGTAGTTGGAACTTTTAATTATCTTTGTGATAATAATAATTTTGAAGTAGAGTACAAAAATACGCACGCAAAATATTGTTTATTAGAAACAGAAAATAATTTTTATTCTATTTTTTCAAGCGGTAACTTTAATCCTGATGGAAAATTAGAACAATTAAATATTATAAATAACAAAGAAGTTTATAATTTCTTTTTAAATAATAACTAAATGGCGGGAGGAAATAAAAATATAAAACCAGAAGACGGGAAACAGTTTTCAAAAGAATATCAGCCAGAAGAAAAATGGACTGAACAAAAAGCCTTGCAATTAGGCAATGATTTAATTGATTGGCTAAAAGCAAAAGATGAAGATGGAGAAGACAAAGGCAATATGTTTTATAACGAATTTCTAATAGTTGAAAAAGATTTACACCCAAATAAAATCAGCCAATTATCTGATAAATTCTCGTCGTTTCGTGAACTAATAGAAAAAGCGAAAAAAATACAGGAAATTAAGTTAGTGAAATACGGAGTTGGAGACCGATTGAATGCTACAATGACTAAATTCACATTGACAAACAATCACGGATGGACTGATAGAGTTGACCAAACTACGCAAGGCAAATCAACCAATAGCACACCGCCTACAATTATATTTTTGGAAGACCCGCAAAGCGATGATTAAATTCTCCAAAAAATACCAAGTACTTTTTGAATTATTAAACGACAAACACCCGCACGTTGATACAGTGATATTGACGGGCGGGCGTTCGTCTGCTAAGTCGTTTGCTATTGCTTTACTTTCTTTGATGGGATTGGTAGAAAAGGGATGGAATGTACTTTACACCAGGTTTACAAACGCATCCGTTGTCGATTCAATTAAGCCAGAAGTTGACGACAAAATCGAACTTTTGCAATACGAAAATAAAGTAGTTTCAACAAACACACATATCGAACACGGAACTAATAGAATAGCTTTTAAAGGAATTAAAACGGGTTCAAAAGCACAAACGGCAAACTTAAAATCATTGTCCGGATTTAATGTATTTGTAGTAGATGAAGCGGAAGAGCTGCCAGATTATGAAACATACGAAAAAGTATTTTTGTCGATTAGAAGCAAGGCAAAAAGAAATTTAACGTTTCTGTTATTAAACCCCGCCAGCATTCACCATTGGATATTTAGGCACTTTTATTCAGAAAAAAATATTGAAGCTGGATTTAATGGCATTAAAGACAATGTTTGTTACATACATACTTCTTATCTAGACGTGCCAAAAGAATATATTGCAAATAATATAAAAATCTATTATCAACAACTTTTATTAACCAACGAAAAAAGATACAATCAAATTGTTTTAGGTGGCTGGACAGAAGCGGTTGAAGGTAGAGTATTTACGCACGCAAAAAGATGCACCTTTCAGGAATTTATGGCTTTACCGTTAAGGTCTGTTTACGGTGTCGATTGGGGCAAAAATCATGGATTTGGAATAGTTGAGGCAAAGTATGATCACTACAAAAACAACTTTTACACCCACGAACTTAATTGGGCAAGCGAAAATAAGTTAATTGCATCAATGAACGAAAAGGATAGAATCGCAATAAGCAACGAAAGTAGTGGCGGAATTATAATTTACACAATGAGGCGGTTAGGCATTCCAAAAGATGCGGTTATAGTTTGCGATTCTGCTGTACCTGACAACATTCTTTTACTACGTGAGTTCGGCTGGGAGTACGCCATCGGGATTGACAAACCAAAAGGAAGCGTTATGTCCGGAATTAGCCAACTTCAATCCGTAAATTGGTTTTATACAGATTGTAGCAAAGGAATTGATTTCGAACTACAAAACTATCAATACCGAAAGGATAGAATGGGAGTGATTGACGACGAAGTAGTAAAAGAAAACGATGATGTTATTGATCCGTCACGTTATGTTTTGCGTTGGTTCAAAAAAAATAATTAGTTTGTATTGAATAATTTTATATATTTGTTGCAATAAAACTGCTGGGAAGCATTAATAAAAAAATGAAAAAAAAACAAATTTACCAAATTAGGTCTTGTCGTTCGTTATGAACGCAAGACCTTTTTAAATTATAATATATGAGCTGGTATTCAAATTTGTTTAACAGAAACCGTCCTATATCAGTTGAACGAGATTCAACCGGTAATTGGTTTACAACTATGTTTTCATCGAATGTTAGTTTTAAAAGCGTCACGACTGACAAACAAAAACTAGATATTATTTTATGCAATCCAGCAGCGTTAAAGGTTTTCAAATTAAATTGTGATTTGTATAGTTTGGGCAAGGTCCAGCAGTACAAAAACGAAAAGTTATTTTTAAAAGATGCGTTAAAAACCTACCAAAAGAAGCCTAACAAGTATCAAACGTGGAAGCAAATACACTGGGATTACTGCTTTTATAGAATGTTGGGAACTGCTTATTTATGGCGGTCAAACAATACAAATTTAACGTTATCAAGTATTGATTTTTATTTCTTAAATCCCGCTAAAATGGAATGGAGCAATGAGGTTTTAAGAAAATTAGATAAGTTGATTTTGAGTAACACGTCCTTTAATGAATTAGAAAAGGAAACGGTTAAATATACATTTGAAGACGGAACAAGCAGAAACATTCCGTTAAAAGAAATTACTCCATTCTTTGATTTAAGCAACTCTGTTAGTGGCAATTGGTACAAGGGAAATAGCGCAATCGACGCACTTTATAAGGTTCTTGGCAATGTTGAGGAAGGATTGGACGCTAAAAATATCAATTTGCGTTATAGTGGCAAGTTTGGAATTACAGGGCAACAAGACCCAAATAACGTGTATCAGACCCCAATGGGTGACGCCGAAAAGGAAAGCATTGAAAGTAAAGTCGATGGAAGCAAAAAAGTTTTCGCTTTTAAATCACAAGTTAATATACAAAGATTCGTTTCTGATATTGCTAATTTAAAATTAGATGAAAGTTATTTAAATGACTATTTTATTATTGGCTCAATGTACGGCATCCCTAGGGATGTGCTAGAATCGACGTTAAGAGGTAGTACGTATGAAAATCAAGAGAAGGCAACGGGCAAGCATATAAGCTACTCATTGCAACCAATGGCCGATGATTTTGTAGATTTTTTAGGAGATTTTTTATCGTTGGAATTGAAAATGGAATGGAATTATTTACCGTTTATGCAAGTCTTTGAAAACGAAAGAGCCAAAACGGGCAAGTTAAAATCCGAAACAATAAAGATATTGATTGAGGCGGGTTTTAGTAAAGATGAAGCAGTAATAATCGCTAATACTTAATGTTATGGGCACTAAATTAACAAGCAAGGAAATTGACCAACACCTATCTAAAGAGGAAATCAATAGAATTAAGGCGGTTAATGCCAAAAAAGAAAAGATGGCTAAAGAAGGTAAAATTATAAGAAAATGAGAGTAATAATTCCAAACCACGCTACAAAGACAGAATTGTTTAAATATTTGCGGGACAACGAAAAGCAAATTATTAAGCAAAAATGCTCAATGCCAATCAAATCAGATTTATTTCAATGGGGTTGTCTACCAATTAATCAAAAGCAAACACTCAAAGAAGATGGTGAAGCAATGCAACCACACGAAATCGAAGTTAACGCTATTGCTAATTTATCGGGGTGGTGTGACACATACATGGATGTAATGATTAAAAATAGTTGGAACAAAACAATTAGTGATAAATCGATTGTTTACCATTTAAAAAACCATCGCTATTCCACTGATGACATTGTAGGCAAAGACCCTGAATTATATACAAAAAACTTTGACGTTTCTTATTTTGGCTTGACTTCTGACGTGTTAAAAGCACAAGCCTTAATGATGCGGTCAATCGTTTGTAAAGAATATGATGAAAAAACCTACCTACTTTACAAAGACAATCAAATAAAACAACACTCAATTGGGTTAAGATATTTAATCATCAAACTATGTTTAAATAGCGAAGTTGAAGAGGATAAAGCCTATAAAGCGAATTACGACAAATATTACAGTGAAGTAATAAACAAGGATTTAGTTGATCAAAAAGGATATTTCTGGGCGGTTGTAGAAGCTAAAATACTTGAAAATAGTTGCGTTTTATTTGGAGCAAATGAAAATACTGGGGTTTACGCAACCTCTGAAAAAGATAACACCCAAGCCGCGAAAGCACTTGATAAACCCGAGCCGACAATAGTCACTCAAACGAGCACAAAAAGAAGGAGAATAATTTAAAACCAAAAAAGATGTTTAGATACAAAACACAAAAAGAAATTGCGGACTTAACCGATGAACAAGTGGAAGTTTACGCAAAGGAATTGAAAGCTTACGAAAGCAATGTTAGAAAAATCGAAATTGAAGCAGCTACAAAAGTATTAAGCGATGAGCTTGCAACTGTAAAAACAGCATCAGGCGAATTGCAAGAGCAAATTAACGTATTGAAAGAAACGGCAGAGGGAAAAAAAGCCATTGAAAAAGGAACGTTTGTTAAATTTGTTGAAGAAACAATTGCTAACAAAACCTTAGAAACTGCTCAAGGTAGCAACAAGCACGTTATTAAAGTTGCTGCACTTATGACCACTGCAAACGTTTTACCAAACGTTGCTAACGGCTTTTCTCCGTTATTTGGAAACTATATCGATACTGAAATCGGTAACGCTCCAAAGCCTGAAAATATTATCTTGCCATTGGTGACTGTGAAAAACCAGCCCGGCACAGAATCGATTTATTTTACAGACCGTATAAATGAAGATGGCGACGCTGAGTTTATTGCAGAAGGTGCGTTAAAACCTTTAGCGGATGCTGACTACCAAGCGACCAAAAGAGAAATTAAAGAAGTTGCTTTAAGATGGAAGTTTTCAAACAGATTGATTAACCACGCACCGAGTGTAGTTTCAGATTTTGCTACTCACGCTCAAGAATTGATTGACGATAAAATTGACGATCAACTTTTAGAGGGCACTGGATTAACTGTGAACATTGCGGGTCTTCAAACATTAGCAAGTGCGTTTATAGTTCCAACTGGTTTAGCTGGTTACTATGCTGCTCCAAACATCTATGACGTTATTATGGCAATGGCTACGAGAGTAATGTTATCTAACTTCAAAGGTCAATTAACAGTTATTTTAAACACTGTTTGGATGGCTAAAATGGCTGGCATTAAAGATTCTCAAAATCGGTATATCGTTGCTCCTTTTGTTTCAGTTGATGGAAAAAGAGTTGGTTCGGTAAACGTTCAATTCTCTAACAAAATTGGGACAGATGCAATCTTATTAGGCGACTTGAAGAAATTTAACGCAGTGTTTTCTGAAAACGTGGCATATTACGAAGGTTACGAAAATGATGACTTTTCTAAAAATTTAGTTTCTAAGAAATTAGAAGCATTTTTAGGAACTTACATCAAAGCCTCGCACGCTGGAGCAATCTTGTTTGGTGATATTTCAGACATTCAAGATGACTTGGTAATTGTTACACCGTAATTAAGTTTAATTATTAATCCATAAAATAAAGAAAAAATGGCAAAAGTAGAAAATTCAATTATTGCAGACGATCAAATCGAAGGTGGCGTTAATGTAAACGCAAAGGAAATGCTTTTGGAAAACGGAAAAGCGGGCACAAAAATTAAGTACAACGACCGAATGGAGGTTGTTCTTTTAAAAGATACCACGTATCAAAAAAAAGGAAAAGTATACTCTCCTTCAAAAGTAAAAGCCTTGTGGTTAATTAACAAAGGAATTGCTAAAGAAGTAAAATAATTCATTATGTACATAATAGACGACACGTATTTCACCCGAGATTTAAACATTCCAAACTCCAACGAGGCTCAAACCGATGCTGGCAATAACTTGGAAAGTTTTATCGATGAGCAGTGTCGTCTGTTATTGCTTAATTTGTTAGGCTATCCACTATTTAAGGAATTAGATTCCTATGTAATAAGTGGGCTTTTTATAACCTTAGCAACACCTCAAAAATGGATTGATTTTGTAAACGGCAAAGAGTACACAAAGGACGGTAAATTAGTAAAATGGCAAGGGTTAATAAGTACACAAGGTGTATTTAAAAAATCATTGATGGCAAATTATGTTTATTACCACTATTTGAGTTCAGAGCAATCTACACTGTCAAGTGTTGGCGAAATGGTTGTTGAGGCTAAAAACGGTATTCGAGTTAATTCAACTCAAAAGCTAGTTAGTGTTTGGAATTACTTTTTAGAAATGTATCAAGGAAGTCAAAATTATTGCGTTCCAAAAATTTACTATAAAGGATTCGTTCCAATTACTGATTATTTAGGGCACAATCCAACGAGTGAAATTAGTGCTATTGAATTTTTAATCGATAATAAAATAGATTTTCCTGATGCGTCTTTGATGCGTTATGAAGTTCAAAATCAATTAGGAATATGACAGTAGTAGTTGAGGACATATTGACCGACGTATTTGCTTTACTTCCAGTAGCCACGTTTGCAAATTCTAAAACCGCACCTATTACCTTTAGTTGGGGCAACGACAAAGATTTGGCAAAGTATTTAAAACTAAGGCTTTCAAGGGTTAATTATCCTTTAATTTGGTTAGTTACGGGCGATGAAATTGAAAACAGAATGGCGAACGTAATATTGCGTAAATGCAGACTTATAATTGCTATTAATTCAATTCGAGAAACCGAAATCAATCCGAGTATTTGGGAAACTGATTTTAGATTAACTTTAAACCCGCTAAAGGAAAACGTTTTAATCGCTTTGCAAAACAGCGGAAAAACAAGAATCGTTAACCCTGATAAAGTGACTGTAAGACGTGAGCCGAACTATTGCGATGAAGGCACAAATAAAGCAAAAACTATCGACATTTGGAACGCTATCGTTTTGGATTTAGAAGTAGAATTTAACAGTCGAACAAACTGTTTTCAAGAAATACAATTTATTAATTAAAAAATACAGAAAAAATGGTTTTATTAAATCAAAAGAATTGTCTTACAGAACGTAAGAATTTAGGCTTATCAGACTGTATCATTCAGGAAGGTAGGTTAACGGGTAAAATACTTGTTCCTAAAGGATGGAGCATTGATTTAACCGCTGGTGCTTTCGACTTAGCCTATGTGAATAGTCAAATTCAATTAGGTACATTCATTCCAATTTTGGGAGCAGTAGAGGCACCGAATGGCACACCAGAGGCGACTATCGAAGAATTCCAAGGCGGAGTTAAATCAGTGGTTAGAAATGGACTTCCTGAATTTACTTTTAAGTACTTGAAAGGGTGGTTGTTTTCAAACGCACTACATACTTACAACTCATTCCAAGCGTATGACGTTTTATTTGTGTTTGAAAGTGGAGCAGTTGCTGGAGCAACAAACGGCACGACTTTAAGTGGTTTTGATTTAGGTATGATTAACAGTAATACTTATATGTTTACTGATGGAGCAACAAGCTCAAGTGTATCAACTACGATTCAGTTAATCAACGCAACTCAATTTAATACACAAGTTGCTATTTTAGATGCGTCTGTATTGGATTTTAATATTAATACGGATATTTTTCCCATTACTGACATTACTTTAATCGCTAGAGGTGACGCTTCTGAAAACAAAGTATTTTTCAAGGCTCAA